CTTCTTGAACAACATCAATTATTTCTGAACGATAAATTTCTGAATTAATACCAAATCTACTTTCAAAAGAGTCAATTAATGCATCTTTAATACTTTGTGTTAAAGCTGACAAAGACCCTGAGTATGAACTTGAAACCCACACATCCAATTCAATATTAAGAGGAATATCATATGATGGAAGTATCCAACCAGATTCCGAATATAAATAATTATATCCCTTATTATTTACATAGACTGTTTGTTCTTTATTTGGAACATAAAAAACCCAAGTAAGAGCAGTAGCATCATTTAAAATAGCTATCTCGTTGTCATGACCTAACCAAGCACCGATACCATTTGAAACAATATATCTAACACCTACATTACCAGATAATGGTGGTTCTGATAAAATATCTTCAACCGCTGAAAGATCCACTTCATTTAATAACATGTTAGTAAGAGAACCAGTAGTATTTGCAAACTTGAAATTTACAAAGTCAGTTAACATTCTATAATCTTTAAATGTCATTGTAGTTAACATAGTTTGTAAAACTTGTGTTTCAAAATCTCGTTGATTAATACTATCATAATAACTTTTTCTTATCACGGGAATATCATAAACTATAAACGAAGTAGAATCTGAAGTTACAACATTAGAAGTTTCAAAATCAGATAATGATAATCTAAAAATAAATTGTGAAGAATATTGACCAATATTTCCTTCTAATGGGTGAGCTATGGTAAAGAAATAAGTAAGATTCCCCTTTGGTATTACAGTATTATCAGCAAATACTATAGTAAAAGCTGTTCCATCATTAGTCATATTATATGTAGCACCAGTTTCAGAAATTTGAAGTTGGCATGTAGCTGCTAAGTAGTCCACCTCACTTGTTTTATAACGAAGTGTGTAAGTAGCTTGCGACCCAGATCTAGTTACAGTTAATAAATCAGCATATAGATCATAATCTGAACCATAACTTGTAACTAATGTGGGGGTATTCTCTACTTCATACATAATATAAGTATAATCTGCAGATGAATTTAAAGTATCTATTTCCATATCAAAAACAGTATAATACTCAATAGAATCTTCAGTTAAAGTTGTTTTTCTAGGAATGAATGTTTCATCAAAAGAATAATGTAAATTTCTAGTTGGGACAAGTTCAGTTCCAAATAAAATTAATGAGAATAATGAAATTTCATTAATCTTTAAATCAGAACGTTTTAATATTGGTAAAGAGTTTTGACCAATAGGTGAGTCATTTATAATAATATTAGCATTAACAAAATCATTTTCAGTTACTAATCTTTCTAATGCAGTTAAATTAGTAATTGCATTTTGTCTTATAACTTCTAGAGATTCTTCATCTTCACCACCAACAGCAGAAGAAGTATTAATAACTTCATATTGGACATTTTCAGTTATACCACTTGAATTAACATTATAGATTCTTTCACCTGAATTAATTGAACCAGAAATTACATTCCCATCAGCTCCATTTGTTAATTGTAGAGTAACTCTAACTGTAGACCCCGCTTCTGGTTGATAACCAATTAAACCATTACCAAATTGAAGTGTCATTCCAGAATCACTTCTTCTAGCAACATATCCTTTCGTATTCTCATCCATAAGAAATAAACTAGATACTTCAGAATAAAGTTGAAATGCTGTTTCTCCTTCTGGTCTAACTTCAACTGTTTGAGAAGAAATCTGCCCAGAAAAAGGAACTTCTATTGAAACAAATTGATATTGTTGCAAATCTTCAGATATTTGAAATTCTTGCACAGATGAAGAAATCTGCCTGAAAGGTAAAACGAAAAGAAATTGATCTGACTCAATTGTAACAGGTAAATTATAAGTTCTATTTCCTTCTCTAATAACTACCGTAATAGTTGATTGGTTATCTAAAACACTAACTGTAGTAGTATAGTAAGTAGTAAAGTCAACGTTGCCTTCTGCAGTTACCGTCCACCCTTCACTTATTGTGAATATAGTATCTTCATCAAAAGATTTTGGTATCGTAAATAAAATATTAACTTCAGCAGGTGTAGCCTCTTGAGGACTATAACCCAAAAATGCAGCTAGATTATAGATAGATGATGGCAATTGAGCTTTTGTTAAAAAGAATTCTCGATATGCAGAAATTTGATAAAATAATAAGTTACTAGTATTACTTGAAAGAACTTCAACTAAAAATGAAAGAAACGATGACTTGGTAAGATCAACATTTTCTAATTCCATATATTGCTTTAACAACGTTATGATTTGATCTCTAATTTGATCTCTAGATTTATAAATCTTACTTGAAGTACTTTCTTCAGGCATTTTAATTCCTCACATATATAACAGTATTAACAAAAATAGTAACCACTTCTTTTATCATACAAAGTTGTAGTAATTGTTCTTAAATCCTCATTTTTTGCTAAAAGTCTAGTCAAGAACTCTGCGTCATTAAGACTATGTATTTTTTTATCATACTCAAAGAATGTGTAAGTTTCCAGAACCTGTTGATCAAGTTGTGAAAGAGTTACGCTTTGTTCTACATGAACTTTAATTTTCCAAAATAATCTATCAGCATTTACTGATTTCTCAATACCACCAACATTAAAAATTGGATAAACATCGTTAGTTGGTCTAAGGAATTCTTGTTCCATTTTCACTTTATCATTAGGTAATGGTGTAAAACCATAAGTACTAGGTATAACTAATGTTGTATCATTTTCTTTAATATATCCTATATCTTGACCATCAAAAGCAGTATTTATTTCTTCAATATAATAAACTGGTAATAGTAAAATTTTATTCCATTTAACTCCAGAATATTCCCCAACTCTATCATATGAACCACCAAAAATATTTTCATCTTCCCAAACAGTTTCTTGAGTACTAACATGATAATATGTTGTAAGAAATGCAACAGCATCTTTACTATAAAAATTGTATATTAAATTTTGATACTCATGAATATAATCATATATTCTTTGATATTTTTGTGCGCTCATTAATCTCCTAAATTTTACTGTAAGTTAAGTAATTATAGAATTAGTATCATCAAATTGTACTGAAAGAGTTTTTTCATCTCCTTCGTAGGTAACTTCAATATCTACTGAAAACCCTTTCCCATTTGGCATTAAAAAAACAGTTATGTCCGTAATAGTTGCACGATCATCATAGTAATAAAGCCTTCGTTCAATTTCAGTTTTAATTTTTTCAACAGTATTTTCATCAACTGGATCAAAAATTAATAGATGTAAATCGCTTCCATATTCTGGATCATGTAGATATGTTCCCCGTGGAGTTAAAAGAATATTATTCCATGAATTGATAATAACGTCGATGTTTCTAATTCTTTTAAAATCTCCCCCCGAAGAAACAGTTGCAACATAATCAAAAATACTAAAATCAGAGCCAACTACTTGTTTTTTAAATCTATCTAACAAATTAGACATTTAAATTATTTCTCCAGTTATATTGCACATGCACACAATTTATTTTTTACCTATACCTTCAAGAATCATTTTTTGTTTTTCTTCTTCAAGGTCAGTTTTCCATTTAAGATAATCATAAAATTTTTTAATGGGCATCGCAGTAACTTCTTGATATGATTGTTTGCTCATTTCCATACAAGAGTAAATATTTTTATCAAGAGTTTGTCGATACTCATTAATTAAATTAAATTGTGTGCACCATACGAAAAAAGTTGTCCACTAAATCAATATCAATTATTTGTACCACTGAACAATGAATACATTTGGTTTGCATTTTTAAAGTTATGCCATATTGCCCAAACTCATCACGAAACTTTCTAAATATAACTCTTTTATCTTTAGAGGCTAACGATTTATACGCGTCAATAATATCATCTCTGTCTGAGTAAATTATTGTATCACCTACATCTGGTTGATAATGAAATTTAGTAATAATTAGAGTTTCTGATAGTAATTCTTTATTTCCCGGTAGGACACCACTTGATTGAAAATGTAGCATTTCATCATATAATGTAGGCTGTTTCAAATAAACTGTTACTTTATCTGAAGAGGGTATTTGTAAACTTACTTCTTTAGAAAGAATATCGTCATCAGGATAAACATTCATATTAAAAGTTGATGACGCTTGAACTGTAACTGGATATTTTTGTGAACAAGTTCCACAAAAAATATCATAATTTCTAATTTCTTCATAAGATGAAATCCAATGCAAGAAAACCATACGGTTGGGTGGAGAAAAGGCTGATGGCTTTCTTGGAATCAACG